AAATAGGGTGTCTTTTTTAATGGGGGCGATTATATGAGGCTAGACAAACAGGGGGCTCATCGAGGAGCATATGAAAAGAACAAGAGAGTAATATTCAGAACACAAAACACATGTGGAATATGTGGCAGACCTGTAGACTTTTCACTTAAAGTACCACATCCAATGAGCGCTGTCATAGACCATATAATACCTGTGTCTAAAGGAGGACATCCAAGTGATATAGATAATTTACAATTGGCCCATTGGGCATGCAATAGACAAAAATCTGATAAGTTATTTGCTACAAAAGAAGAACCTAAAGTACTAGGAAATAGGAATCTTCCACAAACATTTAATTGGGTCGAGTACAGAGGATAGGGGGGATAACCCCCTCCCCCTTCTTGCGCCCGACCTTCCCGCCGTCACTGTACATTTTTTCTCACGCAAAGAAAGGAGGCCGTTATGAAAGGCTTAGATTATTTAAGAAAAAAGCTGAATAAGCATAGTTACAGAGTTAATTTCAGATATAAGCAATATGATATGAAATACCAGGACCCACCAACTGGCATCACTATACCACCTGACATAAGGAACCAGTATAGAGCAGTTATGGGGTGGTGTGCTAAGGCAGTTGATAGCCTTGCTGACAGATTAGTTTTTAGAGAATTTATCAATGATAATTTTGAAATCAACGAAATATTTCAAATGAATAATCCAGATGTGTTCTTTGACTCAGCAGTCTTATCTGCATTAATTGCATCATGTTGTTTTGTTTATATTTCCAAGGGAGAAGGAGATATACCTCGGCTACAAGTCATTGAAGCAAACAGTGCAACTGGAGTTATAGATCCAATCACTGGACTGCTTACTGAAGGGTATGCAGTTTTGGAGAGAGATGATCAAGGCAAACCTACTTTAGAAGCTCATTTTCTTCCAGGACGCACTGACTATTATGTGAATGGCAAATTAAATTATTCTATTAAAAACAACGTAGCTTATCCTTTATTAGTACCAATTATCCATAGACCAGATGCAGTAAGACCTTTTGGGCGAAGTAGAATAACAAGGGCAGCAGTCTACTATCAAAAATATGCAAAACGTACACTTGAAAGAGCAGATATAACAGCCGAATTTTATTCATTCCCTCAAAAGTATGTTGTAGGTACACATCCTGATAGTGAGCCAATGGATACATGGAAAGCTACCATTACATCAATGTTAGAATTCACTAAAGATGAGGATGGTGATAAACCAACATTAGGGCAGTTTACAACTCCTAGTATGTCACCATTTACAGAACAATTGAGAACCGCTGCTGCATGTTTTGCTGGGGAAACTGGATTGACTTTAGATGATCTAGGTTTTGTTAGTGATAATCCTTCAAGTGTAGAAGCAATAAAAGCAAGTCATGAAAACCTTAGACTAGCAGGTAGGAAAGCACAAAGAAGCTTAGGAAGTGGATTTTTAAATGTTGGTTATGTGGCAGCTTGTTTAAGAGATGATTATCCATACCTTAGAAGTCAATTTTATGAAACTAAACCTAAATGGGAGCCACTCTTTGAAGCAGATGCAAGTATGCTGACATTAGTTGGAGATGGAATACTTAAACTTAATCAAGCAATCCCTGGATATGCAGATGGTGAAACAATTAGAGACTTAACTGGAATAAAAGGAGCTGGTGAATAATGGTTAAAGACATTGTTCCAGAACTCCTTGAGCTAATAGAAAAAGAATTTGATGAGAAAACCTATAATAGTGAAGTATTGAAAAAGGCAATTAAGGCTTTGCAAGATAGAAAAGCCACATATAAAGATGCTCATGAGTTCGCCATTGAAGTAGGAGAAATACTGTCAGAAGTTTTGAACAAAAATATAACTGCAGAAATACTTCCAGATGGCAGGATGTATTTTAATATAGCAAATAGAATACTTAACCCAACAATGGTCAAAAACTATGAATTAATTTCAAGTTTTACTGTAGATGTTCAAACTTTATTAAACCACAATGCAGGTTTAAGGATAAAAGGGCAAAAGGCAGAGCTCAATCAAAGCAAAATAGATGGAATTATAGAAAGGCTTAGCACAGCAGAAAAATTTGAAGAAATAAAATGGATCTTAGATGAGCCTATTAAGAATTTTAGTCAATCAATAGTTGATGATACAGCTAAAGTTAATATGAAGTTTCAAGCGAAAGCAGGCCTTAAACCTAAAGTTAGAAGGGTAGTTGTAGCCAATTGTTGTGATTGGTGTAGAAGGTTAGCAGGAACTTATGAATATGGCAAAGAACCAGAAGATATCTACAGGAGACATAGATATTGCAGATGTCGAGTTGAGTATTATCCTGGTGATGGAAGAGTGCAAGATTCTCATACTAAAGAATGGAGAGACCCTGAAAGAGAAGCAAAGATTGAAGCTAGAAAGAAAATAGGGATTAGGAGTAGGAGGTGATAACAATATCTCCCAGCGACAGGGTTATCATGCATGACGATTGAAGGAGGATGTAATATGACTACTACAAGAATTGGTAATCAAAATCCTACTCAATCGGTAATTTTAAATTATAAAAAAAGTCTATATCAAAATGCGATTAAAATCTACGAAAAATCAGGCAGAAAAGCTCAAGAGTGGCAAAAAAATATTTTAAAACATATTTATGCAATTAATGATGATGGCCTTTGGACTCATACTAAATTTGGTTATTCTCTCCCTCGTAGAAATGGTAAAAATGAAGTTGTAGTCATAAGAGAAATGGAAGGTTTACACAGAGGAGAGAAGATACTTCATACAGCACATAGGACAACTACTTCTCATGCCGCATGGGAAAGGTTATGTAGATTACTAGATCAAGCAGGTATTGAATATAACTCTTTAAGAGCCACAGGAAGAGAAAGGGTAGAATTTCCCGAAACTGGTGGGAGGGTAGAATTTAGGACCAGGACCACTACTGGTGGACTTGGGGAAGGTTTTGACACCTTAATTATTGATGAGGCTCAGGAATACACCACAGACCAAGAATCAGCTTTAAAATATGTAGTTACAGATTCAAAAAATCCTCAAACGATATTTTGCGGAACTCCACCTACCCCTTTAAGTGCTGGAACAGTATTTGTAAACTTCAGAAATAGCGTATTAGAAGGTGGAGTGGAAAATGCAGGTTGGGCTGAATGGGGAATACAAGAAGAAGTAGAAGATATAAGAGATAAAGAGCTTTGGTATTTATGTAATCCATCTTTAGGAACAATCTTTACGGAAAGGTCAATCCAAGACGAAATCGGAGCAGATAAAATTGACTTCATGATCCAGAGATTAGGATTGTGGATAAGGTACAACCAGAAATCTGCAATTTCCGAAAACGAATGGCTTGAACTTAGAGTAAAAGCCAAACCTGTATTAAGAGGACCACTACATGTTGGAATTAAATATGGTAATGATGGCGTTAATGTTGCTATGAGTGTAGCAGTTAAAACCTTATCAGGTAAAATCTTTATTGAAGCAATAGACTGTCAATCAGTTAGAAATGGCAATACATGGATTATTGACTTTTTACGCAAAGCTGATGTTGCAAGTGTAGTGATAGATGGAGCAAGTGGTCAAAACATCTTAGCAAAGGAGATGAAAGATTATGGACTAAAAGAACCTATACTTCCTACAGTTAAAGAAATCATTGTTGCTAATTCTTTATGGGAACAAGGAATATTCCAACAAAGCATTTGCCATAATAATCAACCATCATTAACACAAGTTGTAACTAATTGTGAGAAAAGACTTATAGGGTCCAATGGTGGTTTTGGGTATAAATCGCAATTTGAAGATATGGACATTAGCCTTATGGATAGCGCTTTATTGGCACACTGGGCTTGTCATGAATTCAAGCCTAAGAAAAAGCAAAAAGTTAGGTATTAAACGACTAATAATAGTCGTTTTTTTAATACACAAAAATTACCGATACCACCGGGTAAGTGGGAGAAAGGAGATAATTATGAGTAAAGAATTTAAACCTATTATGACACAGGAAGAATTTGATAGAGCTATACAAGATAGGCTAGCTAGAGAAAGAGAGAAGTTTGCTGATTATGAAGATATAAAAAGAGAAAATGCAAAATTAAAAACTGAAATAAATACATTAAAGACAACCTTAGAAGAATCCAACAAGAAAATAGAAAGTTATGATAAGGATATATCCGAATTGAATAAGAAGATTGCAGACTATGAAACTGCAAATTTGAAAACAAAAATAGGATTACAACATGGGCTTCCATATGATTTGATAGACCGTCTTGTTGGAGAAGATGAAGAAACCATAACAGAAGATGCTAAAAAGCTAGCTGAACTTGTAAAGAAAAATGAACCTATAGCACCATTAAAAGATGTCGAGCCTCCAATAAGTAGTGGAGAAGATGGTGCTTATAAATCATTATTACAAAAATTGAAAGGAGAATAGATTATGGTATTACAAAAAGGTGCTTTATTTGATCCTAAATTAGTAAATGATTTAATTACTAGAGTGCAAGGTAAATCATCATTAGCAATATTATCTAAGCAAGTTCCTATTCCATTCAATGGTTTTAAGGAATTTGTGTTTACTATGGATAATGACATTGATATAGTTGCAGAATCAGGGGCAAAAGGAGAAGGTGGAGTAACTTTAACACCACAAGTTATAGTGCCTATCAAGTTTGAGTATGGTGCTAGAATTACAGATGAATTTATGTATGCATCAGAAGAAGAACAAATTAATATTCTTAAGTCTTTCAACGAAGGATTTGCAAAGAAAGTTGCTAGAGGCTTAGATTTGGCCGCTTTCCATGGAGTGAATCCAAGAACAGGACAACCATCTTCAGTGGTAGGTCAGAACTGTTTTGACGCAGCAGTAAATCAAGTAGTACAAGCAACTAATGGTTTGCCTGACCCTAACGCAAACATGGAGGATGCNATTGCATTAGTACATGGCTCCGAATGGGATGTTACTGGGGCAGCAATATCACCAGAGTTTAGAGCAGCTTTAGCAGCTCAACTTGATGCAAGCGGTAACCCAATGTTCCCACAACTAGCATGGGGTAATGCTCCAAATGATATTAACGGGCTACCTATTGATGTAAACAGAACTGTATCTGATATGGCTACAAATGATGCTAGAGTATATGTAGGAGACTTTGAAAATGCATTTAAATGGGGTTACGCTAAGGAAATTCCACTGGAAATAATTGAGTATGGTGATCCTGATAATTCCGGATTTGACTTAAAAGGACACAATCAAATATACATCAGAGCTGAAATCTATCTAGGATGGGGAATACTTGATCCAGATGCCTTCGCTATAATCGAAGAACTACCGGAGGTAGTACAAAATGATTAAGTATAAGTATAGAAATACAAAAACTGGGGCTACTATCCGTAGCTCCAGTAGAATTAGAGGGAAGAACTGGATTGAAGTAACAGACGAAGTTGAGGCTGAAGTTAAAGAAAAAGTTAAAGAAGAAGTAAAAGAAGTTGTTGAGAAAAAAACAATTCAGGAAAAAGAACAAATTGATGATATTGATGGAGTAACCAAAAAAGAAATCATGCAAGAGTTAGACGCTATGGGGATTGAGTATAATTCAAGAGCAACAAAGAAGGAGCTGTATAACTTAATGATGCAAGGAAGGTGAGAATATGAAAACCTTCGCAACGATTGACGATCTACAAGAGCTATGGAGACCATTTAAAAATCTTGACGAAGCTAATAGAGCAGAATCATTGCTTGAAGTGGTTTCTGACAGTCTGCGAGAAGAGGCAAAAAGAGTAGGTAAGGATTTAGATAAAATGGTTGAAGAGAGCCCTTCTTTTGCCACTGTGGTTAAGTCTGTAACTGTAGATGTAGTTGCAAGAACATTAATGACTTCTACAGACCAGGAACCAATGACACAGGTGAGCCAATCAGCATTAGGATATAGTGTTCAAGGTACTTTTTTAGTGCCAGGTGGTGGACTTTTTATTAAGAGGTCAGAGCTGGCAAGGCTAGGCTTAAGAAGGCAACGTTATGGGGTGATTGATTTTTATGGCAATGATTAAAGGAATAACAGTTACCCTTATTGATAAAAAAGAAGTAGGAAAGGATCCTTTTAATAATCCCATTTACGAAGATGTAGAAATAGAAGTTGATAATGTACTTGTTAGCCCTACTTCTACTGATGATATAGTTAATACTATGAACTTGACAGGTAGAAAAGCAGTCTACACTTTAGCAATACCTAAAGGCGATACAAATGACTGGGAAAATAAAGAAGTTATATTTTTTGGTCAGAGATGGCGAACATTTGGCATTCCACTTCAAGGCATAGACGACTTAATTCCACTTGATTGGAATAAGAAAGTGATGGTGGAACGTTATGAGTAAGTTTAAGTTTGAACTTAATAGAGCAGGAGTTAAAGAATTGATGCAATCAGAAGAAATGCAGAGTATTTTAAAAGAATATGCAACAGGAATTAGAAATAGATGTGGCGAAGGTTACGAACAAGATATTTATATCGGGAAAAACAGAGCTAATGCTATGGTATGGCCTGAAACATTTCAGGCTAAACGAGACAATTTAAAAAACAATACAATTTTAAAGGCGGTGAGGTAGATGATAGAGGTAATTATATTAGAACATTTAAAAACCAAATTATCAGTACCAGTGCATTTAGAAAAACCTAAATCTCCGCCGTTTGAATATGTATTATTTGAAAAAACTGGGAGTAGTAGAAGTAATTACCTTTGTTCGTCTACTTTTGCTTTCCAATCTTATTCAAATACCCTATATGGCGCTGCATTGCTAAATGAAAACTTAAAGCAAGCAGTAGATAGTCTAATTGAGTTAAATGAAATTGCTAGTGTAACATTAAATACTGACTACAACTTTACAGACACAACGACAAAGCAATATCGTTATCAAGCAGTATACGATATTAAACATTATTGAAAGGAGAGAAAATCATGCAAGACTCTAA